CAGGTGGCGGCAGCGAGCGCATAAGGCACCTCCGTTTGCTGGGTTACGCCGTCGGCCACACGCCATTGCACGCGCAGGGTGATGTGGCTGGCATCGATCTCGGTCAGCACTTGAACCACGGTCACGCGCGGCTCCCAGCGGCGGATGGCCTCGACGGCCTCGCGCACCAGGTGCGGCACTACGCGGTTGGTCGGCCAGTCGATGTAGCGGTCGATATCGGAGCCGAAGTCCGGCCGATGCGGGTCGCTGCCGAGGGGCGTGGTGAGGATGATGCGGATGGCCTGGTCGATATCGCGCAGGCCCTCGACCACCTCACCGGGCGTGCCGAGGGCCGGCTGCCAGTGGGCGGCGGTGATGCTGGTGTAGGAAGTGGGCGTCGTCATGCGCCCATATTGGGGAAGCCGGAAGACTCCAGCTTTTAATCTGGTTTAAAGAGTCGCGGTTGGGCTACAGAAACTGGTTATCAGCGTGATCTTTCACTTCGGCTGTTTTGTGATAAAGGCGCTTCTTGTCACCAGTCTCAGCGTGCTCATAGACATCGTAGTCCGCAAGACTAAAAGCGGCCGATTCATTGCGTTGGTAGCCGTCTTGGAGCAGTTGGTTTCGACATTCGACTAGCGCCGGAGAACCAAGCATATATTCGAGGCAGAAACTGCCCATGGTGCCACTCACCTCGGAGTTGACTACTGAACCTTCAGGGTAGCTCCAGGTGAGGTCTTTCCCCGCGAAAGCGCGTTCTAGTTCGGATATAGCCAGGTCAAGCAGCTTCTTCAGTTGCTCCTGGCTGCTAGCCTGAATGTTCAGGTTCAATGATCTTGGATTTTCCACTTTCCTTACCTCGCCTATGCGTCTCGATGATCGCTGCAGGGTAAGAGATTCAATGGACAGCATCTACCACCTAGTGGCTGTGATGATTCGAATTGCCCCCTGCATCCATCACCGTCCCGGTCGCATTGACGTTGCCATTCACCTGCAGATTGCCCTCCAGGGTGGTCTGTGGGGTATCCAGGGTTACGGCCGGTGCCTGCACCGTTACCTGCTGTGACGCCTGCAGGCTGATCGCCCCCACGCAATTCACCATCAGAACATGGCTGGCCCGGTCGTAGCGGACCTCGGTGCCGTCGCTGAAGCGCACGAACTCAGAGTCCTCATCCGCCACCGGCGGCTGTTCGGCCGTCGAGTAGATCCCACCCAACACTACACCGTTGACTCCGTCGCGCTGCAGCAGCACGGCCACCTGCTCGCCGATCTCGGGCAATAGCGGCCGGCTCTTGGTCCCCTTGGTGTGCCGTTGGGGCACCTTCAGCCACCAGGTCTCCAGGCCGTCAAACTCTTCCAGGCGCACCTTCACCCGGCAGCTGAGGTAGTCCACCTGGCTGACCAGGCCGAACTGCAGGCCGTCCAGGGTCTCATTGTTCATGCCGTTGCCTCGGTGCTGCTCTGGTTGGGTTGGCCGGCCAGGGTCGGGATCGGCGCTACCGGCGCGGGTGTTACCCGGCGGATCTCGATGTCAGCCGTGGTGCCGGCACTGCGGCGCTTGCTGTGGCGTGCCTGGTTGATCAGGTAGTCACCGGCCATGCGGCCCCAGTCGGCGGTCAGGGTCACCACCGCGCCAGCCACCAGACGGCGGTCGGCCGGCAGCGTCAGGCTGCCGCCGGCCCGCTCATCATTAGCATCACCGAGGGCGGCGTCAGCCTGGGCCTGGGCGCTGTCGGCGTCCGGCGCGCGCTGGTTGATGCGCAGCTCATCGGCGCTGGTCTCCATACCGGCGGGGCTGTCCGGGGCGCGCGTGTCCTCGGCCTGGCTGCGGATGGTCTTCTGGGTGTCCGGGTCGTGGTGGGTGTTCTTGGCCGTGCGGAACACGTCCTTGATCTTGTCCTTGAGGTCGTAACGGCTGCACTCCCGGCGGCTGATCAAGCGCACCGGTAGGCCATCGCGCAAAGCGGCCTTGGCGGTGAAGATCAGCTTGTTCTCCCGCAGCTTGACCGCGTAGCCGTACTGCCTGCCAAGGCGGGTGATGAAGGCCAGGTCGCGCTCCTGGAACTGGGTGATGCGGTCGATGCGCAGCGCACGTATCTCGCCGACCAGGTCGAGCTTGTTGCGCTTGGCCACCTGCCGGGCGATCTCGGCCAGCGTGGTGTTCTCGTAGGCCACGCCCTTGCGGGTGCGCACGCCCTTGCTCACGCCTGCGGACAAGCCGCGAATAACCACCACCGAGGGCGGGCCGCTGGCGTTGATCTCATCCACCTCGAAGCTCCCGCAGTTCAGCGGCGCTTGGCCTGGGTAGGTCATGGACAGGGTCAGGGCATCACCCTTGACCGGGTACCAGACGCCGAGCCACTTATCATCGGTGTCCTCCAGCTCAATGCTGATCTCGTCGGACTGGCCGCTGAGATAGTCCGTCCAGGTCACGCCCAGGACATAGGGCGAAAGGTCGGCCGTTAGGTCGCGCCCCAGGTAGCCGATGCGCCAGACGGTAGGCTCGGCCGAGTTGCGGCCTGGAATGTCGCTCACTTGAACCACGGCGGCAGATCCTCGCTGCTGGGGGCGACATCGAGCACGGGGATGCGCAGGGTCAGGCCCGCCTGCAGCGCGCCGGACAGCGGCACCTGCGGGTTGGCTCGGACGATGGGCTCATAGCGGGTGGCGTCCCCATAGTAGGTGAACGCCAGTTGATCCCAGCGCTCGCCTTCGCGGGTGGTGTGGCTGAGGTACTGATCGGCCATCTCAAGCCCTCCTGGTAATAACGGCGGCGGCCAGCTTGGCCAAGCGGGTGGATGCCCCCGTAAGGGTGGATTGGGCTTCCTCCATGTGCCCGGCCGCGTACTCCACCTGGCTGACGATGTTTTCCAGACTGGGCGGCGACATGGCGGACTGGGCGTACTGCACCTCACTGGCTGCACGAGCAGCGACCTGCACCAGGTCAGCCCCCTCGCTCAACAGCCCGGCTCCTTCCTGCAGGCCGAGCAAGGGCGTGAGCGCCTGGCCAGTCAGGCTCAGCAGCTGACTGGCCTGGCCCATCAGCAGGCTGGGGTTGTTGCCCTGGGACTTAGCCAAGCTGTAGGCCTCGACACCTGCACGCAGCAGGTTGCCGGCGCTGCGCGCCATGCCGAGTACTTGTTGGATCGGTGTGACCGTGACTTGGGCGGCATCACCGAACCGTGCGCCGGGGCTGGCCAGCAGGCTATTGCTTAGGCCGCGCGGTACCGGCAGCGGCTTCTTGTATTGGCCGGAGTACTCCAGCAGCGACACGCTGATCGTGGCCGAAATCAGCCGGCCCTGGGCGTCTGTCCGGCGGGTGGTGGTGCCGACCTCGGTTAGCAGGTAGACGCCTCGGTAGTCACCGGAGCCCAGCACATAGGGCAGCGGCGCGTGTGCCCGTAGTGCGGCCTTCAGGCGGCGGATTTGCGCCTCCGGGTCGGCCAGCAGCGCGTGCAGGGTCAGCTCCAGGGTCAGCTCGTCGAGACCGTCACCCACCCACTCCAGACGCGGCTTGCCCTGGATCAGCGCATGCTGGGCATAGTCCGCCGTGGCACGGTCATCCTGGCGGCTGGGCTGGTTGCGCAGCTCGAACTCGATGTCACCCAGTACCGCCCACATCAGAAGGCCCTCCGCTGCTGATCGGCCATGACTTCACGCATCAGTTTCTCCAGGTCATTACGCGACAGCTGCAGGGCCTGCTGGACAGCCTCCTGAGTACCAGGGCCACCGCCTTGCACGGTAATGGTTGGGCTGAAGTGGATGGTCATGCCGCCGCCAGCCGGGCCGGCCACAGAGGCCTGCGTGGCGGCAGCCAAGTTTGGCGGCTGCAAGGTGTTGGGGGTTGGTGCTGCGAGCAGTGGCGGCGCCAAGGTGACAGCCGTAGCTGCAGCCATACCCAGCGCAGCCTTGCGCACCAAGCCTTGCTGGCCAGTGATGCCAATGGCCGCGCCCTCACTGAGGTTGGCGCCGTAGCCCATGAACACTCGGCTCGGCGAGTTGATGCCGAGGGTGCTTTTGAACCAGCCGGAGACATTCGAGCCCAGCCCCACCACGGCGTTTTTGGCCGAGGTGGCCATGCTGCTGATGCCGTTGACCAAGCCAGTGACCAGCATCCCGCCGAACTCGGTGAATTTGCCCGGTAGCTCGATGCCGAAGTAATTCATCACACCGCTGAACGCCCGGTAGAACAGGCCCAGCGGACTGAAGTTGACCAGCAGTCCGAGGATGCCTGTCAGGCCCCCATTGAAGCCGGCTTTGATCTCCGTCCACAGACCGCTGAAGAAGCCTTTGATCGGCTCCCAATAGCGGTAGATCAGGTAGGCACTGACGGCAATGCCTGTGATCAGCAGGCCGATTGGGTTCATCAGCAGAGCCCGGCCAAGCCAGAGCACTGCCTGACCCGCCAGACGTAGGCCTGACAGCAGGGAGCCACCAAGTACTTTGCCAAGCAGCAGCACGCCGCGCCCAGCCAGCATCAAGGGTGCCCCGAAGGCCATGCCGAAGCCGCGCAGAAACAGACCGCTGTACTTCAATACTGTCAGCAGACCACCACCCACGCGGGTCAGTCCGGTAATCAGCGGTGCAAACTTCCCGGCCTGCCACATGGCTCGCAACAGCGTCCACTTGGCTGACATGCCGGTAATGGTGGTGGTCATGGCCACGAACGGCGATATCACCAGGTTGGCGCCATAGGCCACACCGATGAAGGCCAGTTTGCCGGCCAGCAGCCCGGCAACCAGGCCAACCACACCTTTCACCAGGGCAGGATTTTCACCCGCCCATGTGGAGAACTGCTGCACCACTGGAACAGCGGCCTGGACAATATCCACCAAGGCCGGCAGTAGCACACTGCCCACAGAAATGCCGAGATCGGAGAGGCTGTTGGTTAGCGCCTTCAGCTCTTCCTTTGGACTGCCCATGCGCTTCTTCCAGTCGGTATCGAGCACGCCCTGGTCGGCGGCGGCCATGCTGCCTTTCTGGATGTCAGCCATCTCGCCCTGATTGCCAACCGCCGGACGAATGAAGGACATGGCCTGCATGTCCTGGAACAGCTCGCCAAGTTTGTAGGCCTCATTCAGACGCAGCAGGGCTGTCTCGCGTTCCTGGCCATCCTTGATGGCCATGGCTTTCTGGAACTCCCCGGCTGCCGCTGGCCCCTTGGTCCCCATGTATTGGGTGATCAGCTGCAGCATCGCCTGTACAGGAGTCATGCCCTTGCCGACTAGATTCTTCATGCTCGACTGCAGATCGATGCCAGCCTTGGCAAAGTCCTTGATCGTGTCGGGTGCTGTGATCTTGCCCAGGAAGTTCTTGAAGTTGTTGGCCGCCTCGTCGTTGCTGCCCGCGCCTTTGCGGGCAATCTGCAGCGATGCACCGATCTCGGCCACAGCCCGCTCGCCGGTGATGCCGAGAGCGGCGAACTGGGGGGTGAGCTGCGGCAGCCACTTGGCCATGTCCGCCAGCTCGAACTGGCCACGCTTGCCGGCATAGGCCAGCATGTTCAT